GGTGTAGTGTATACTATTAGATTAAATCTGTTAAAAATTTCAGCCAACCACTCTCCTACTTTTACGTCAGGAAAATTTGCAGAAACATCTACAAATAACCCAGTAGAGGTGTATAACTCTAATTCCACAAAGCTCACATTTACACCTACTGTTTCTTTAATTGTTACTGCGTTATTTACGTTGGTCGCTCCTACATACCACGTTATAGTATCTCCTATGTTGCAGGGTATAGTTATGCCCGTTCCTATAAGCGTTGAATTTGTCCCGTAAACACAATCGTTATGTTCGTGGTAGTATTCAAAAGTGTTAGTTGTAGCAGCATTTTTATAAGCCCAAACCGTTACGCTAAAAGCACCAGTATCAGGTGTAGCCAGAGAGGTAACAAAGAGGTTGTACTTAAATGTAAAACTCCCGTTAAATGGTGCTACAAAAACTCCTGAGTTAAACAATCCGTCTACATCGTTAAAGGGTGCGCTCTCATTATCTAAAGGTATTTGGTTTTGTTCTACGGAAGCTGCTGTTGGTATTGAGTAATCATTTGTTAGTCCTACCTTAGAACCGTAAACAGGTCGTCCTGCTGTTCTCTCTAGCTCAGTTGCTAGAAACATATACAGGGTTCTAAATTCAGTCCCTCCTAAGAAAGTCGAAGAAACTGTGAAGCCTGCCTTTTGAGCTATGCGTGTTATTAAATAAGGGACGCTTATAGAGGGCTTGAAGTTAAACGCTCTGAGCTGCTCCCCAGCCCAACCCGTTCCCATACCTCCACCCTCAGAGTCATAGTAAAATCCATATCCTTGAGGGTCGTTGCCTCCTAACCCCCAGTCTGATAGTGGGTAAACTATAGTACCTCCTCCCACAGCTCCCGAAGTAATATCGTTTGTTATGTCCCAGCTATCTACAATATTTTCTGCTGTTAAAGCGTGGTCTAAATCGGTATCTACGTTACCATCAGAATCTATAAATACCTCGTTAAAACTTATGTCTTTTACCGCATCGAAAAAAGCTCCTACCTCAGAGATTATACTAGCACTATATTTTTTAGCTGTTGGGTCTACAGAGTGAAGTTGTAATACCCCTACCATAATTACTACACCAGAATCGTACACCTCTACATTCGTTTTTACCCCTACGTCAAATTTCGCACTAACAAAGTTTACGTTATAAAACTGTCCGAAAAACTGATTGTTATTATCAGTCATAGGCATATCAAAACGTAACGAGTGTGGAGAACGAGCGTAAGAAATATCTCTCATTTCCTGAATAGAGTAGTTAAACTCTACAGGCATTTCCTGTACGTCTAAGCTGTATACGGCTGCTCCTGTCTGAGCGTTAGCTATTATCTCTATCATTGTACGTTGGGCTTTCTACGGCTTATTTCTATCTCTATAGTGTAGTTAGAAATTTTATCGTTTAAGGCTGTCTTAAAACCTATTTGCGCTCCCTTAACAATACACCTTGACCAATTTACACTCTTAGGTAAACTAGGCTGCTGTAGTGCGCTGCTATAAATGTATACTCTAGGAGAGTTTACTAGAGACATTATTAAGTTGTTTAGGTTGGTAGGGTTATTTTCTCTAGTGTTTAAAGTAATCGAAGTCGTAGTTAAATTTCCTACACTTGTCATACCTCCCTCTTGAGAGCCTTTGCTATAGGGTACAGTATTACTAGCTTGAAATGCGTTACCCCCCATAGACCTAAAGCTACTTCTTTTTATGCTTTGGGTAACGTTAGAAGACCCATCACATAGCAAGTTGTCTATACCCCCTACATCGTTCCACCAGCTCAAGAAATATTCGCTAGGTATATTTACCTCAGCTAAAGTTTGGTTGTATCTAGTGTCACAGAATTTATTAAACCTATAAACTTGACTTGCTTCATTTCCAGCAAGCGTTGTATTAGAAGCTGCTTGTATTTCGTAATAGTCCCACGTTGCATTGTTCGAGGGGCGTAAGGTGGTGTCTATATTTTGCAGCTCTAGGTTTCTAGGGTATGCCCCGAAGTATAGAATAGAAGCCTCGTCCGATAACCCTGCTGCTGGAACTACCCCCCCGTAAGTTGGATTGTTTATAAAGTAGCCTGTATTCAAAGCTACTCCTGCTGCTGTAAAATAAGATACGTGGAAATAGTTACAGTTATCGCTACCCACATCGTCCCCGTTGAGAAAAGCTAAAGCCCCAAATTGACCTTCCAAAACCCATTGCTCTATTTGACTGTTTGAGTTGGGAGTGGTTACTGAGAGCAGCCGACCTGATGAGTTAGTCAGTTCAAATTGACTTACAGAGTTAGCTGCGTTAGAGTTTACATTTAAAGACCTAAGACTTCCGTTTATAGCTTTTAGCGTAGTGTCTAGTGCTGGTAGAAATGTCTGTACTGGAGCGTCATTTACTGTAGCAGCTTTTTCATACCCAAACTCTACTGATACAGTTTCTATAGCCTTTTCATTTAGAGCAAATATCGTAGTTAAACTTAGTGCGTTGTCAGCATCGTATTGACCTAGCCTTAGTATAGTTTCGTCTTGCTGTACATAGTCAGAGATAATATCCTGTATTCTAAATACTGCACAGTTCGCGCTATTTGGTAGTTGCTTAAACGTACCTATCACTACTGAGTCTATCGTTATTCTAACTAGATACCTGTATTTTGGTTCAGCAAAGTTAGTAGTGTCTCTTACTTGGTAGTAAATATCGTCTGCTACTCCTTGTACTCCTGTACCTGAACTTTGGTCTACTGTGTATGCCATTATAAAACTATTTCAATATTTATTGTTTTGGAAAACTCGTTGTCTAAAAACTCTCCATAATCTTCAACGTACGCCTCTTCCAATTTTGGTCTGTATTTTTTTAAGGTTCTTACAAAAGCATCTGTATAGAAGTCTGAAGTAGCTATACCATACAGGTAAACTTTACGACTTATTAAACTAGTCATTTGGTCGTAAGATAGAAACCTTCCTGAAGTTAGGCTTTTCCATTGTTTAATGGGTTTGGTATTTATCCACTCTCGTATACCTTTTGTCAATCCTCCGTCCGCATTACCTGTTCCAAACTTAAACGGAGAGAGGGGTGCTAGAGCGTCACTTATCTTTCCTTTGACCCCGTAGTTCACATACTCCCAGTAAGGGGCGTTAGGGGCATCGAAAGTCATTGAGAACTCATTGTCATCTACGGTAACAGAATAGGCTAAAGACTCCCTCAAGTTCCCTGAAGCATTTTTCTTTTTCCTGTCTAAATTCTTTTGCGCTCGTTTGACTACCTCCTTACCGAAGTCGTTAAGAACGTCTGTGAACTCATTTAAGGGTAGAAAGTAGTTTACCCCTGCTACTTCTATGTTAAGACGTATAAGGCGCAATGCAGAGGTTTATAGCGTTAGGTACTCGTATCTCAAAGGAAGTCTGCCAACCTGTTAGTAGGTTAGAAAATCTAGCTGTAAAAGGGTCGCAAGAAATGGGCGTAGTAAATCCCCAATGCTGTGTGTCGTTATCTAAAATAGACTGGCTGTTCATACTCAGAACGAACTGAGCTATTACGTCCTGCATAATTAACAGCGTCTCAGCATACACTTGGGTAAGTAAATCTGTCTGCTTTTCTATTACTAGGTCAGCTACTATTACCTCGTAGGTAAATACAGTTACACCTCCATCAATAGAAGCTCCTGTACATTGTGCGTACAGAAGTGGAAATAGGTCTACGGTAATTTTATCTATGTCTATTTCGTCTAAACTGAACGTATAGAACTTTTGTAACTGAAGGTGCTTCGTTACTATTTCTTTGAAGACGTTATTAATATCAACTACGGTGTCCATTTACATTGAGATTTTTAGAGGTTTGTATGTCTTTCTCATAAGCTAAAAAGGTTAAGGCTTCCTCTATATATATAAGAGTTACCGTTTCCATTTTAGTAAGGTCACCATCCGCTAACTCATACATGATATTGTACCAACCCCATTTGCTGTGTATTTTACTCTGGTTTGACTTCTCTACGGTTTCAAAGAGCGTCGCGAATCTTTCGCTAATATCGTCCCTATACGATAAAAAAAAACCATCGCTGAAACCGCAACGTCCATTTTGCACTCTAACATAGCTTGCTGTTTTTCATGGTTTGGGTTATAGGGTTCTATCGTATAGCTGTCTACACTCCTTTTTATTATCGGTCTGTATAGAACTGAGAGTATGCTTTCTAATTTATCATACGCTCCTAAGCCTGTGTATGTTTCTAGGTCTGCAAACTCTCCCAAAGTTAGCTTAGTCCAATTCGGTATGAATCCGTACTCTACGCCTTTCAAAGTAAACTCCCGTATCAAAGGGTTTTTCTTAGGGCTGGTATCAGGCTCTTGCGTTATCCAGCTTACCATATTCATTACTTTGTTTACGCCCTCCCAATCTGCGTTCTCTAAATCTTCTTTACTAATATCACATAGAGCAGAAACGATTAATAAAGAAAGCTCCTTTTCTGGTAGCTTCTTATCGAATAGCTCTAGCATTTTCTTGTATTGCCTTACGCTTACATCTTGGTAGCCTTCAGGTACAACTAGGGTTTTTTTCTTATTCACGATACATAGTATTTTCCTGTTTTCCTTAATATCTTATTTAAACAAACGTAGCGCACCGCATCTATTAAATGGTTGTATGCGTCTATTGGTGTAGCTAACATCTTTCCATTCTTGTCTGTTTTCCATTTGTAGTTTCTAAACTCCTTTTGAGCGTTTAGGCTGTCGTCTTTAATAAATAGCTTGTGCCTACGCATAGTATCTATTCCTACCCTTATGCTGTCAGCTCCTTTCTTAGAGGGTTTTATATTAAAGTGTAGCCTGTGTATAGTCTCTATACTTTTAGGCTCTGCGGAGTCAGCTATTATCTCGTCATGCCTAGTCACCCCATAATCTGTTAATCTCTCTGCTATGTCGCTATTGGTTAGACCCCCTTGATAAATCATTTCTTCAATGTAAATCTCATTATCGTGCAGGTATACTTTAGCCAAAGCGGTTGGGTCATTACTGAAACCGAAGTCTAATCCATAGGCTACGAGTTTTGCCCGTTCAGGTAGCTCCGTATAGATTTGAGTTTGGAATATTGTCTCTCTACTCTTACCCCTTATTCCTAGCCCGTAAACTCTCCAGTAGTTTTCGTCCGTTTCCTTGAGCCGTTCAATCTCCTTAATCGTCTCATTTCCAATATACGGGTTGTCTAGGTAGGTAGACCTGTAGAAATTTGCATCGTCTCTAGGTATTACCTCATCGTAAATCCAATGAAATTCCATGCTTGGGTTGAAATCCAATATGAAGCGTTCTGAAGTTCGTAAGATGAGCTGACGGAAATCCTCTAAATCTAGCTCCGAAGCTTCATTTGCAAAACAAATTTCTCTCTTAGCCCCACGAATTTTAGCTGGCTGGTCGATTGAAATAAACTCCCATCTTGTACCCCATAGGTCGTAAGTGTTCTCAGTCTTATTATGGTACTTCTCGTTATAGTAATTCTCTGTCTTGAGAATAAATAAGAAGTCTCTAAGTACACTAGCCCTAAGACTTGGAAAAGACTTACGCACTACTGTTATCGTATACCCAGAGTTAATGTTTTCTATACACCATTCTACTAGGACGGTTAGAATTGAGAAAGTCTTTCCACTACGAGTTCCCCCTTGAAAAATCGCTACCCTCTTCTTACAGGCTTTGAGGTCGTAGTATGTTTTAGGCTGTGGGAGCATTTACCATACCGAAGCTATAACTCCTATTAAGGAGAAGGCTATA